TATCTCCACTGACGCATGGATTAACTGCGTTGATCTGGTACTCCTCGCCGAGATGAGCTAGTGGGTTGTACCGGTTGATGGCGTCGCGCCATATCATCCCGGGCTCGGCCATCTTCCAGTTGTTCTCGGCAATCTGCTCCATAAGCGCCTTCGCAGAGATGGTCTTCACAACGTTGCCACTGGTTCTGCCCAGGAGGTGCCACGGCTTGTCTTTCTCAACGGCTTCCATGAACCGGTCGGAGGCGAACACCGAGATGTTGAAGTTCGTAAGTGAAGATTCATGATTCTTGAACGTGACGAACCTCTCGATCTCTGGGTGGTCGTCGTTCAGAAGACCCATCATCGCTGCGCGCCGACGACCGCCCTGCTTCACGACCTCGCCGATGGAGTTGAAGATGTGGTACATGAAGGAGATCGCTCCAGAGGATGGACGCATGGAAGAACGGACCATGGCCCCTTCTTCCCGCAGGTTGGAGAAGTTGTACCCTACTCCAGCGCCAGCCTGGAACAGTTTCGCGGAACGCCAAGCATGCAACATGATAGAGTCAAGTGAATCGTCGGGCACCTGAACGAAGCAGGCGCTCAGCAGCCCGAGCCCGCCACGCGATCCAGCATTGAACAGTGTTGGGCTGTTCGGCACGAAACGGAGGTTGTAGATCGCGTCGAAGAACGACTCCTCCCACGGCCTCGGGTCAACCCCGTACCTGGACTCGATAGAAGCTATAGCTCTGGCGACCCTTCGTGAAAGACCTTCCCAATCCTCGATGATGTTCCCGTTCTCGTCCTTATCGAAATACCTCTCCTCCAATACCCTGATAGCTTGTTCCGTAAGTTGCGGTGAAGACAACTAAAGCACCTCCTGAATGGTTTACTCGAATCAACCGAAGATGAGGGAAAGTATACTCTCGTCCCCTGAGGGGGTCAGGATTTGCCTTTAGAAAGACTGATGTTCAATGCGTTCTCTATGATATCTTTCCACTGCCACTCCCTCCTAACGTCCAATGCGTTATCGTAGGCATCCCTTGCGTAGTCGGAGTACCGGTGCCGGATATCATACATCACCTCGCAGAGGCTGTCGAAGTCTGGATGCGCCCAATCGCCGAGATGGTAGCTGTGGCCGGATGGCCCCACCTTGTAATCGATAGGGATGCAGTACTCGCCGAACTCCGCTATGCCCCCCCATACGACCGCTGCCGTCGGCATACCGGTGGCGATGGCCTGGAACGGGATAAGTCCGAACCCTTCTCCATTCGACGGGTAGATCAGCGCATGGCAGCGGTGGTAAAGGGCGTTTAACTCGTGGATGTTCAGGAGTTCCTTTATCAACTCTATCCTCGGGTGGGTATCGACCGGCCCGAACGGCTCGCGGAGCCGGCACTCGGCCCATCCGTTCGCCTTGATGACGAGCCTGGTCGAATCGTCATCGGCGAAGACCTTGCAGAACGCGTCGACGACCATCTGTCCGCCCTTCCTGGTCGCCGGTTCTCCGATATGGAGGAAATAGAAGGTATCTTCCTCCTTGCGAGGTGATAGTGTGAATTCCTTGATGTCAATCCCGTGCGGGACCACGAGGATCTCGGTCGTGACCCCGTTGTCTTCGAATACTTCCTTGCAGAACTTCGAGGTGGTCCAGATGAGATCCATCTCGTTCATGTGTTGGGGCCACCATTTCGGTATCACGGTGGATTCCCACGGGGTGTATCCGATACGGAACTGAGACTGCGCATGGGAATACCATTCCGGCTGACAGAAAGAGACCGAAACGGGAGCATCATCATCGCGCCATGGGGTAGAGTACCCGAGTGCTTTCAGTGCCTCGACCATCTTCAGACCAGCGTAGGAGTAACCATCCACGGGCCCCTGTGATGGTGGAACCATGTAGATAGCGATGGAGTCGATCATTTGCGGCTACAGATATCCAAGAACCGTTCGACCTCACGGTCGAAGTTCGCGATGAATGAATCGATCTCTTCTTGGGTGAGTGCTGGTCCTCTTACGAATGAGAAGCCCCTCACGGTGACGCCTGCCTGATCGAACAAGATGGCATCCTCCCAAGTGAGCTCGGAACGGACCTTCGAGCCGCATCCGTGGCACTTTATCTCAGCGATAGGCAGCTTGAGCCCTTCGGGGAACGTGATGACCACGGCAGACGGATTATCTATCGGCATCTTGCCGCACTGCTTGCATAGGTATTCTCCGATAGGTTCAGCCATTCAGAAGATCTCTCCTGTATTTCTCAATCTGCGCCTTCGCGTAGCGAAGTTCATCATCCTCTTCTTCAATGATATCATCGTCGAAGATACTTGCCACTCCCTTCCCTTCATCGATAATCTCGATGAAGCCCGCCTTCACGTAGTAGCGCAGGATATCCGATGGTGTGCCATCGGTGAAGTCTACATCAGCATACGAAGAAACCGCGATGAGGTTGCTCTCCGAGATCCTCTTCAAGATGGCGGCATAGCCACATATGAGCAGTGCTTTATCTACGGTGTTCCTCGATGCGGCGAGTGCCTTACAGAGGTTCCCAGCGACCCGATATTGCGCGGAAATCGGCAGTTTTTTGTGCATATTCCTCCCTTCCGGCGGATTTTCTCGTCATTGTCCCCCTTTTTGGGTGTAGTTCTTCACGAATTCCTCGGCGTTCTCCTCAAGTACCTCGTCGATCTCGTCGAGGATGTCGTCGAGTTCGGATATGAGTTTATCAGAGGCATCGCTCTTTTGGGGCGAATCCGTCTCTTGCGGTAGGGGCTCCTCCTGACGCCTCGCTGGTTTCTTCTGTTTCTGCACCCTCTCCTGTTTCATCTATAGTCATGATATACCTGATGATACGAAAATCAACTACGATCTCTTCTCATCTCCTGAATCCAGAGTAGCGCAGGCGAGGAAGAGGTCATCGGTCCACCTCCAAGCGCGGGCCCACAATCTCGGTCCAGCCGTAGAGCGAGGACATCCAGGTGCGACCACAGTCCCCGCAGGTCCACACGGCCTTGCGGTTACGGAAGTCCGGGGGCAAAGGACAACTGTGTCCGAGGCGCGTACCGGGGCGCGTGGCGGTACGCGGTCCCGAGGTCTCCGCCCCCACAGCCGCTCCGGTCGCGATTTTATCCCTGGCCCGACGGA